GTAGCAAATAAAGCAGATGTAACTTACATTGATAATTTATTAAATGACAAAGCTGATGTAACTTATGTTAATACCGAATTAGGAGATAAAGCTGACAATAGTACTGTGACATCTCAATTAGCATTAAAAGCTGATCTTAACACAGTGACAGGAAAAGCTGATGTAACTTATGTTGACAATCAACTAAGTGACAAAGCTGACACAACAACTGTGAATACTGCATTAGCTCTTAAAGCAGATACTACAGCCTTAGCAGCTAAAGCTGAGAAGACTTATGTTGATACTGAGTTAGCAAATAAAGCTAATAGTAGTGATGTAGGTAATACAGCTTACACAACTTTAATTAGAACTATCTCAGCATCTGAGATTATTAGTTTAGGTACTTCACCTGTAACATTGGTTGCATCACCTCTTATAGGGCAAGCAATTATACCAATAAGTATGGTGTTTAAGTATAACCCAGGAAGCAATGCATTTACAGCTAATTCTATATCATTAAAAATGGATACTCCAGGATCAACACCTTTAGCTATAATACCAGCAAGTGTAATAGGTGGTACTACAGCAAAATTTGAAGTGTTACCTTTTGACACAGCAGCAGAACTCTCTTTGGGAACTGGAGCAATATTAAAAGGAAATAATTCTAGTAATGCTGGAAATGGAGAAATTGTTGTCCTGTTTACTTATCAGATAGTGCCAATAGCATAATTTAATATGGGGCTCTTATAGGGCCCCTTTAATAAACAACAAAGATGGAAAAAGCATTAGCAATACTTAGATGGATATTTTTTATGGTGTTAGCATTAGTTATAAGCATTAGTGCTCTTTTAATATATCCTCTTGCATATATATTTAGATATAAATTAAGAATGGCTTATTACGGAACTAATAAGACCTTAAGAATTTTAAGTACTCCTTTATGGATGTATTTAGATGACGAGGAGTTTTTTAGAAATGGTGATGATTATGGGGATGCTTGGTGGAAAGTTACAAACAATATTGATGTGAATGCATTAAATGAGTGGCAACTATTCATAGTATCTTATAAGTGGGCAGCAATTAGAAACCCTGCCTGGAATCAACATAGATTGTTTAAACCCAAAGACGGAGAAGAAACCTTAGTAAAAATGATAGGGTCTACTAGCTATCCTGATTGGAGGGAATTCTGTGAGCTCAAGTGGTTTACAGATGGGGAATACACTGATAACCAAGGGGAGTGTATTGCTGTAAGTCCTTATAGTATCTTTGGTAGTGCATTTATTTGGTTTTCATGTAGTGATACTTTGTATTGGAGATACTCCTTTGCAAACTATGTACCTCTAATAAACAGGTGGGTGGAATTACATTTAGGAAGTACTGAAGGTAACCTTGAGTACGTAAATAAAAGATATACTTGGCGAATGAAGATTAAAAAAGGATCCCTCTGCAATTCGAAAACTATTAAATAAATTAAAAAAAGCTTTTAATTTAAATATTAATTTACTAAATTTGCAGTATGAAAAGTTTTAGTAGTATATTGTTCACAGATTTTAGCTGGAAAAAGCTATTATATTTTTTACCAGTCCCCATCCTAGCCCAAATCGAATCAGTGATTTATCCATTAGTAGGTTTATTAGTTGTTATTAGTCTTGACTTGCTGACAGCTCTAATAACTTATTTTGATAAACTCTGGAAAGAGAAAGGCTCACGACTATCAGTCAATGATTATAGGGATGGTATAGCTTCATATAAGCTAAGAAGAACAATTGTAAAAGGTTATCAATACGGAATAGGAATTCTTGTGACATTCTTTATTGAATCTGTAATATTAAAAGGACCAATTGAATTTAAGATTCCTTTAGTTAATATACTCAGTAACCTAACACAGTTCGTAATATGGGCATGTGTTGCAATAGAAGTAAAAAGCATTGATGAAAATGTAAAAGGAGTATCAGGAAAATCCCTGATTGAATCAATAGCAAATATTTTTACTTATTTTAAAAACATCATCTCAAAGATTACTGGACCCAAAAACAATTATGATTGGGAAGAGGAAGAAGATGGTGGTTATAATTAATCACAAAAATACATATAATGATAAAAAAAGAAATTATCAACCATTTGGTAAAAAATGGAGGTAAATTAAAATCAAACGAAACTTGGCTAACAATAGCTGAAAGATATGGATTAGAAGCTTCAAATAAAAAGAGAGCTAACGGAGACAAGAAGTATTACAAGAAATCAATTGCTAGAGCTGCACAACAATACTGGCAGCAATATTGCAAACAACAGAAGAAGTTAAATTTAGTAAGTCAAACATATAAGGGTGACAAGCTCGCTTTTGAGACATTTAAAAAAGAAACAAAGCAAGCTGTCCCTATTAATTTTGAGGACTTTGAAATAGAAAAGTTAACTACAAACCCTAATGGGGTGCCGTGGATCAAGATGAAGAAGAAGGAAAACTTCCATTCAGAAGAACACATGGAATCTTTAAAGGATATATTAACTAAGGAAATTACACCAATTGAATATAAGCCAAACTTATTTACAAATGGTAAAGCACATTTTGTGTATGGTTCTGATAAGCACATTGGAGCATTAACAAAGCTTGACTCTATATACAAGAACAAGTATGACAGAGAAGTAATGAGAGAAAGAATTGTAGTAGCAACAATAAAGAACATTGAAGAAAGTGTAGCATTACACGGAAACTTTGAAGCTCTTTATATTATGGACTTTGGAGATGCTCTTGATGGGTTTAATGCAAAGACTACAGGTGGTTTAAGAGGAACATCCTCACACACATTACCTCAACAATTAAATAACAGAGAGCAACATGACTTTTATGTAGAGTTACATAAAGAGTTATTTGACATTATTGTAGCTAATGAGTATGCTAGAGATGTATACTTTATTGCTACTAGTAACTCTAATCATGGTGGAGACTTTGAGTATGGAGCAATGAGACATTTGCAAACATACTTAGAAGTTAAATACCCAGACATCAAAACTTATGTATCCTACAAAGCATACAACCATTTTACTTATGGAGGTCATGCAATAATCTTTGGACACGGAAAAGATGATGAAGATATGAAGCATGGTTTACCATTAGTAATTAATGATAAAGTAGCAAATGTATTAGGAGATTATATTAGAGTAAACAATTTAGGAGACTATAATGTAAGTGTAATTAGTGGTGATTTACACCAAGCTGCAGATGGGTACTCTAAAAACTTTAGGTATAAAAAAGTACTATCACAATATGGTAGTAGTAAGTGGATGCACACTAACTTTGGGTCTGGACAACCAGGATTATCTTCTGAAGTATTTGTTGCTAACACAAAAAAGATATATAGAGAGGAAGACTTTTTTGAGATAGAAAATGAATCAAATACTGGAATAGACTTTTAATGGCTAGAAATAATCGAGACTTAGACCACTACGTATCAAGATTGCCCAAACTTTATTATGATTTCTACAACATAGAAAAAATAGTAGAGAACCATGGGTATGTCAATAGTGTTCAATACACAGTCGAAAATTATTCTGAATTACTTTTAATAACTGGGCAGAGTCTTTATGACTTTGCTCAGGTGTTAAATAGCCAAGGTACTCCATGGTTACCTGGTAGCCTAGGTGGTTCTTATTATCCTAGTGGTTTGTATTACTGGGATGGGGCTAAATGGGCAAATGATAAAGATGGAATTTATCAAGGAATAGAAAACCTAACAATAGGCTTAGCTAACCACACCCATGTTAAAGCTGATATTACAGACTTTGATGAAGCAGACTATGCTACAGCAGCACAGGGAGACAAAGCAGACAGCGCAGTACAACCTGAGTCTTTGGCTTTTGTCGCTATATCAGGAGACTATGACGATCTTATAAATAAACCAACTGACCCTGGAGGAGGTGGTGGTGGACTTACTTTGTCTACTGATCCTGAGAACTATGCAGTCCTGGGAACAGATGGAGGACTGTATGTTCCTATCCCTGGAACAGTGGGAGATTCTGCTAGTTTACAATTACAGTGGTTATACATTAGTGGTTCTAACAACCCTGGGTTAAACTATTTTCAATTAGATACTTCTGATTTATCTCAAGTATCTTTTATATATTTAAATCCTATATCTTACCCTAACAAAGATGTAGGTAATCTTTTGAGTGTATTAATACAGGGAGATAGGATATATCTACAACAAGGTAACAAACCTACAGCATATTTAAATGCTGACATAACTGGTGAAGTTATTTTTAATGGTACATTTTATACAATCCCAGTAACACCTTATGACAATGGTGTGCCTATGGACGTGAATTCTTTTGGTGATTTCTTAATTTTCCACAGTGGAGAATCAGGAGGATCAGGAGGTGGAGGTATAGACACTTTACCTGTAACTGATTACAGGTCTAGTTTTGAGGCTGATTATTTTGTATACTCAGGATTTATTCTTAACTTTGTTCCTGTAATAAAAAGAACAAAAGATAACGTTGAGCAAGTAGCTCAAAATGTAACTGATCTAGAGACAGATTGGAATAACAGACTTTTATTAACTTATACTAATATTTAAACCTTAAAAAATGGCACTAATTACAGACCCCGATTTTTTGCTAGATTCTGTCTCAGACAATGGATCTACTAACTTTTATATTGATACTGCTGCAAAAACCTTGAAATTAAATCCTGGAGTTGCAGCTCTAGATGCTCGTGATGGGGTTACAGGAAAAGCTATTTATTCTTTCTTAAAAGAAGAATGGAAAAATGATAGTCTATCTAAAAACTTAGCAGCATTTGATTTCCCAATGTCACCTATTACAGATGAATTCTTTGAATTAGTAAATGGATGGGTATGGGAAGACACCACAACAGAACAGACTATACGTAGATCTGGATGGCTTGTTAGAAATTTAAGTGGTAATGTAACAGAACATTGGGCTGGTACAGCAATACTTAATGCTGAAGCTGATGATCAAATTACTTTTGAACTTGGAGACCTAGGAGCAGAAGACTTTACTTTTACAGGTAACACTGCAGAAGCTTTACAAGTTATTGATGACCCTAATGGAGATGGCAACCTTGTTGATGGGTATGATTACTCTTCTAATGTTGTAGTAAGAAACAGAGAGCAAGGACAACTATTCTCTTCTTCTTCTGCATCTGGAATTGGTGAATCAAGTCTATTGGCACCTAAGCTTTTCTCTTTCTCACTACCTACAGGAACTGACCTTAACATTGCTACCTTAGATGGTGCAATCTCTAGTCAAACTCCATATACAGGAATGAGCATTGAGTTTTATTCTACTCCTCAAACAAGAGACATTGGTGGAGTAAACAAAAATTTTGGAATTATTATTGATGGTAACAATGGTACTAAACAACAAATATATGAGTTTGTTCAATGGGCCTTAAGACAGGATTCTGACCAGGATAGTGGTGCAGGTACATTGATTGGTAATGTAATGCCAGAACTTTTAGAGTTTGTAGGTTCTACATTAAAAACTAAATCAGCTGATAACTATCAAGGTGGTGGAGATGGTGTTTATATAGACAATTTTAACTCTGTAGATACAAATGATTTAATATTTAATGACAACTTAGGAACTGAAGTAGGGTTCCCATTTGTGGCAGCAGGTGTTATAACATTTAATAGCAACTTAGTAACTGATACAGATGCAGCTTTCTGGATATACTTTACAGATGGAGTTGATGCTGGAGATGAGTTTGGCACACCAGGTGCAATCTTAGTAGAAGATAATGGTGGATCTTCTTTAACTGGAGATGTTGCTGGACAAACTTCAATATCATTTACTTTTGATTATGATGGAAATAACCAAGGTGGAAGAACTCCTGGTACAGATGTAAATGTAACTGCAATTGCAATTGGTTTGCAAACAGGACAATATGTAAAAACAACTTCAACTATATCACGTAGTAATGCAAATGCAATTAGCTTTGTGGCAGCAGTTGAAAGACAATATGAAAATGCATAATAGATGGCTTATGGAGATAATACATTAAATGCAGACCACACATGGTCATTTGACAATACGTTAAGTGACCCTGTTGGTCTTGTTACCCTTACAAATGTGGGTACAACATTTACTCCTTTGCCAATAACAAGAGACTCTGAATATTCACTTTTAACAAACAGTAGAGAGGGTGTAGTTAGTTGTGCATCTCAGGCTGATACAGGACTTACAGCCACAGATTTATATACTATTGGAGGTTGGTTTATGGTGTCACAAATACAAGGACCACCAGTTTTAATATATGGTCAAGGAGGAAGTGTAGGGATAGCTTTATTTCTATGGTCTGGTAATAACATAATGTGTCAAGTTAAAACTGCAAGCAGAACTATTCAAATTTATTCAAATATAGCCTTAACAAATAATAGAGCCTATCATTTTATGGTTAAGCTTGAAGGGTCAAGTTTTGATAACGAAGTATCATTTTACATAGATGGAATAAAGCAAACTGCAAATTTAGATGGAGTAGATATTAACGGAACAGTACTTGGTCATTCTACTGGTCATGCTTGGGGTGACAATGAAGCTGTGACAAATATAAAAGTAGGATCTGCTACTGTAATATGTAAGGCATCAGTAAATGGATACTATTCACAGTGGTGGACATGGGAAGGCACAAAAGCAAGACTAAGTAAAGAAAATATAACAGATACTATAGTTGCACCTGGTGCAATACCTGGAGTCACAATATCTAGTGATACTCAGGCAAATATGCAGACTGAATTAGATAGTATACAAAACTCACTAAGAGGTGATACAGCTTTAGCTATAATGGTAGAAGAAGTTGCTGGAGGTGGGGACCTTAATTTATTAGCTAACAATATAACATTTAATGAAAGAGTTTCTATAGATGTTTACTATGAAGGTTCTGGAACATTATATTGGACAAATCAGAATTCAAGTAATGCTTCCAAAGGCACGTCTAATGTTGTGTTTATAAATCCAGCTCAAGTAACATTAACAGACTTAGCTGATTTTACTGAGGTTAGGGTTTATGAATCTGGGACTCAAAATGAAATAGCTGGAATAGAAGATACTTCAGGTGGATCATTTTCTTTTACAACTGGATATAGTGTTATAGATATAAATATATTATCATTAGAATATCTAAACCAAGCACTAGAAAATATACAAGCATTAGGAGATATATCAATAGGAGTTAGTCAAACAACAGATAGACAATACAAAAATTAATATGGCAAGGAACGGAGACTTTTTAATTAATAATAATGTAACAGATCAGCAGATTCTTCCCAATGGAGGAGCTACTGTTGTGATGACTTATAGTAATAATCTTAAAACCACCAACAGTGATGCTATATCAATAGCTGCTAATGGAGTTTTTACTCTTGCAACAGGTAAGTATTTTATAACATATAGTGATAAGTTTTCTACAATCGATACCACTAATAATGAAAGGTTCCAAATAAATGGAAAGATACTTAGGTCTACACCTGTAGGATCTACACGCCTAGCTTACTCAGGTGATTTTATAAGAAAACAAAGTGGACAACAACAAGCTTTTCTTACTGGACAAACTATAGTAAATGTTACTGAATCTACTGAAGATTTCAATGTTGAATACACAAGAACAGATAACTCTACTACTGGTACTTGTGAAAGGATTCCTGGTGAAGGATCTTTACAAATAATAAGATTAGATGACTCTAATTTAACACCTTATATTTCTGTTACTTCTGCACTACCAGTAGTAACTCCAAATAGTACTCAAGTTGCTTACCCTCAATTTCAGATAGAGACTGTATATTCAGGTCCTCTGGCATTTGAAGTAGACCCTTCTGCTCCTGGAGTTGTGGCATGTATGCCTGGAACTTACATAGTTTCTTATTCAGCAGACATAACAACAACCCAAACTGGTAGAGAAGATGTAGTTGGTAAGCTTAATTATATTGATGAGACTGGTCCAAACTTTTCTGCAGGAGTAGTAGAAGGATCTTATTCTTACGGATACTTAAGAGGTGGTGATGGATGTCTACAAACTGCATTGAGCAACACTTGTATTATTGAAGTAGCAGATAATGGACAGCTTGGAGGAGTAGTTTTTTCCTTTAATGTTCCTACTAGCGCAATAGTAAGTGCTGATGATATAAGGATACAGCTTTATAGAATACCTGATAACACTGAATTAATACAAATAAACTCAACTTCTGGAAGTCTAAATTTAAATAATAATTTTCAGTTTCAAACAGTTGCAAGAACATCTTCAAAATACAGCGCTACTAACAACTCTTCAATAATAACTGCTGATGCTGGTTTCCATTTTGGAATAGCTAACTTTAGTAAACAGATTGGTACTCTTGGACCTCAAAGAGGATATCCATTACAGAGATTTTTAGTTAATAATATTATAGATAAAACATCTGGAGACGCAGCTTATAATAGAAATAGTGGTAATTCTGCAAGAATAGCTACGTCAACTATAGGAATAATTGAAGCTACTAGTCCAGGAACTGAAATATCTATTTATTCACAAGCTACTGCTGCTCCTGGAGTCATTGATATAGGTGACAACTCAATAATATTTATATCTTTAGATGATCTTTTTGGAGATTATGCTTTACCCCCAACTATTTCTGAAATAAATTCAGGAGTTGTACCTAACTGGGCAGACACTACGTGGGCAATAGATGGATTTAATTTTTCAGAAACAGTAGGGACTGTGGAGATTTGGAGTGACTTAGTTGGAACAGTTTCAGTTAGTCAAAGCATAGTTAGTTGGAGTGATAATCAGATAGTTATTAATATAACAAGAGGATCGCTTCTTGATAATACAAATTTATACTTACAAGTTTCTAATCAAGCAGGAGCTGCTGTCTTTAAGTTTCCTATTGGAAATGCACCTTATGTTAATGTAATAGAAAACATGGGTCCAGATCATTTGTGGATGTTTGACGGAGACTATCTTGAAGTTATAAATAGTCAACATGCAGGTGTTAAGGGGGGAGCTCCAGTTTTTACTAACTTGCCTTTATCTAGGGGGGCTGAAAATTCGATATCATTAACCAGTGATGGACCTAAGTTTGGACCAGAGAATTCTCCATTTATGAATGAATTACAACTTGAGACTAGGACTATGGGAGGATGGATAAGACTTAGTGAGACTCAATCTTCTTTTGCAGTTCTTTATGAAGAAGGTGGTGGTATAAATAACATTGGTTTTTTTGTGGGAGTTGGTGGTGTTTTAGTTGCTCAGTTTGCTGATACTGGAGAGGATAATGTTCATGCATATTCTGACTTTAGATTAGTGCCAAACAGGAACTATCACATACTATTTAGATTTGATTACAATTCAACAAGAAGATTTGAGCTGCTAGTTGACGGAGTTGTTCAACAGTCTACATTTGGAAATCCACTCACAGCTGCTCATTTAGATGCTCACAGTGGAGATATTATGTGGGGAAGAACTGGTGTGTTAGAGGTTTTTGGAACTAATGTTACTTTTGCTGGTGCAGTAATTGCTTACTATCAAGCTTGGACAACATTTACTTCTTTTGTTACAGATCAAGACGCTAGATCTCAATTATTTGAACTAGGTGCTGTAGAAGACATTCTTATTTTAGAGGACACTGAATCTAACATGCAATTAGCATTTGACAATGAAGCTAACACTGTCTATGGAAACTCAGCAATGACATTTAAAATTGAAGAATGTTCAGAGGGAGATTTTACTCTTGACGCTAAAGGAATTACTATAGATAGTTCAACATCAATAGGATTACAGTACATTGGAACAGGTGTGTTAACTTTAGTAAATCTTAATGGAAGTAACTTTAGCTCAGACAAAATATCAACACCTTATGGTGGTACTGTAATTATACAGAGACCATCATTACTAACCTTAACTAATCTTGAGGAAGGATCACAAGTTACTGTATATGAATCAGGAACATTAACTTTACTTGGAGGAGAAGACAATCTTAGTGGAGAATATCAGATAAGTGTTAAGTCTAATTCAGTAGACATAAGCGTAACTTCTTTAGGGTTTTTAAATTTTAGAATAATAAATGTGGATTCTACATCTGACAAAGTGATACCTATAAATCAAAGAGTAGACAGACAGTATAAAAACAATTAAGCTATGGCAGACTGGGAATTTAACGGAACAAATAGAATCATAAAAGAACCTGCAGGATCTGGTGATACAACCTTTGATGTAAAGAGAGATATATATTCTGCATGGAAAAGATGGGTAGCCTTAGGAAATAGTCAATATGATAAAGCCTTTACTGTAGAGGGTGGTACTCCTATTGGTACTACAGGACTTTTTACAGGTTCAACATTGATACTAGACAACAGTTGGAAACTTATGGCAGCAGATCATGATCATCAAACTATTTTAATTGGTAACCTTTATAGTTCAGATGGTATTGCTAGTGTTAACAATCCTATTGGGAGTGGATCTATCTTTATATCAGCAACAGTGGGGGCTCAGGGTATTAGTACTGGTGGGTCTGTTGGAGGAAATACTGTATGGACAGAAGCCGAAAAACAAGAATCTTTAGCTTACAGCAAAAAGGCTTCTGATAATGCTGAACAAATAATTGAGAAAATACAATAATTTTTATTATCTTTGCATTTATGGACAAAGATAAAATAAAAAAGTTTTTTAATAAGTTAGAATTTGATGAGGGTAAACATTTATATAGTATAAATGGTAACAAAATTAACTCATCAGTGTCTAAGTTAGTAAAGAACTTTGTTAAGTCAACAGACTTTAACCAGATTGCAGCAGGCATGGATAGAAGGGATGGCTTACCAAAAGGGACAACTTCTGATCTATGGAAATTTAATTCTAATATTTCTTTAGCTATTGGAAACAGAGCCCATCATTTTGGTGAGTTATATGCATTTCATAGAAACTTAAAACCACCTACAGGATATGAGGAGGCTATTGTTAAGTTCTGGAATGATTTGCCTGAGCATATCGAACCAGTAATAATGGAATTACAAATGTATCATAAGGACTATATGTTTGCAGGTACAGGAGATATATTGTTGTATAATAAAAATTCGGGTAATTATATAATAGGGGACTATAAAACAAATAAGGATTTATTTAAAAACTTCAAGGGTCAAAAGATGCTTGGGGAATTTTCTAGTTTACTAGATATGCCAATAAATCATTATCAATTGCAGTTATCTTTTTATCAAATCTTATTTGAACAAATAGGATTAATTGTTGAAGGTAGAAAAATTGTCTGGGTAAAACCTGACGGAACCTATGATATGTATGACACTGAAGATTATACAAAAGTTTTAAAAGAATACCTAAAAAATAATAAAGTCTAACTAACATGAACTATTCTCACATCATTACAAAGTACCTTAAAAATCTTCCTTGGTTGTACAAGCAAGTAAAATCTCTTAAAGATTCTCCTGTGTTTACAGCACAATTACTAGCAACAGAAAAAATTGATTTATTACAACAAGTCTACGATGCTAAACTAGAAGATAATGCAAAGTTACTTAACATGAAGTTTGATGGAGACTGGGTTATTAACTTGCCTAGTTTAAGTGAGGTAGAGGAATCATATAGATTAGACATAAGACACTACTCTGAAAATAGTACTGACAAAGGAAGAATAGTTGCAGTAGATGGACAGTTTGTAGATGGAGAGAATCAAGTAACAGTATTTGGAGGTGGGTTTATAGAGATAGCAAAAATAGGAAGTACATGGACTGTAATAGGGAAAGCCCTATTTAAAATTTTAGAAAGAGAAGGAGAGACTAAACAACTGAATTTTGTAAATACAAGTATAATAAATATAGAACATAATATGGGTAGGGTACCCATAGTACAAGTCTGGGTTTTAAATTCAGGTGGTATATATATACTCTCAAACACTTTTATAGAACATGACTGGGCAACTAATAATAGTTTCACAGTCACTTTCGAAGAACCTGTTACATGTCAGGTTCTTTACAACTAACTTTAAAACCTTAACTAACAATGGGATTAAACAACAAATTACACTTTAGAGGAAATGATTTTGGAAATCAAGATTTAAAAGATGCGAAATCATTACAACTTACACAAGATGCTGTAGCTGCTGATGAGGCCGTAAGAAAATCGCAATCAGAGTCTATCTCTGCTGCAGCTGTGCAGGCAAAACTAGTATCAGACAGTAGTAATGCATCTACTGACACAGCATTTACATCACAAAGTGTGGTGAACTTTCTTGCAGCAAAGCAAGACAACTTAAGTATTGACGCAGGGTCAACAGCTTATTTAGAACTTAATGGAAGCAGTTTATCTGTTAAACAATTACTTATATCTGATACATCTGTAGATACAGTATCAACTACACTAGCATCTTGGTTAATTGCTAATCCATCAAGTGGCCTTGAAGAAGGTGATGTATTAATATTAACTCAAGCAGTAACTAACCAAGAAAGATCCTGGATTCACAATGGGGGATCTGCTGGTACTGCAGCTGACTTTACTAAATTAGTAACTGATTATAATGAGGCTTCTATTAGAGCAATGATTTCTGCAGGAGATACCTTTATTAGTTATGATGCTGGGTCTGGACAATATTCTTTGAATCTTGGTACAGGGTCAACTGAAGTTGGTGCACAAAGTCTTCCAGCTAATGGCGCATTGTTTTCAACAGTGACTGGTAGTACAATCTTAGATTTACTATTAGCTTTAGAGGTATTAGTAAATCAAGTAGATGCTAATGCAACAGGAGGGGCTGTAACTATAGGAAATAGATTAGATACTTTAAGTGGTACTACAACTAATAACTTAGGCGCATTTAGTGGATCTACTTTTACAGATAACCAAAGTATTAAACAAGTGCTCCAAGAGTCAGAAGGAAAACATGAGACTTCTGATGCTGACAGGATTGCTGTAAGAACAGAGTTTGCTTCTGCAGATGCTGTAATATCAGCTAACCTACTAGCAGAAACTAATAGATCATTAAGTGCTGAAGCTAGTGAGGCAAGTGCTAGACAAGCTTCTGACATTTCTTTACAGTCACAGATATCTCAAAATGCATCATCTATTTCTTCAGAGGCTACTACTCGTGCTGCTGCTGATAATAGTATTGATTCTAGGTTAGATATTATAGAAGGAGATTCTTCAACTGCTGGATCAATAGCGTATGCATCTAATGAAGCTATGACTTATACTGATTCGAAGATTGCACTAGAAGCTACTTCTAGACAACAGCAAGATGCAGTATTAAATGGGAAGATAGACAACTTGGCAGAGGGAGATATTACTTTTGTAGGTGAGTTAAATGCTGATGGAACTGTTTCAATTAGAAGCGCAAGAATTGCTGCTGGAGATACTAGAAATGGTCAAGCTCTTATATCTATAGATTTAGAAGCAGGTGAAACTTTTGTAGTAAAAGAAGATTTAAACTTTACTTATACAGATACTTCAGTTGTAGCTTATGAGACAGGAGATAAAATAATGTTAGTTGATGATGTAGCTACAGGAACTTTAGTAGAATCAAAAGTTAATGCTGTACCTGCAAATGCTACAGGGTTATCTTTAATCAACATAGGGAGTCCAACTGTAGAACTTGACGGTAATAATCAAGTAGCTGTTGTTGCTGACTCTTTAAGTAGAACTGAATTAGCTCCATCTGTAGAAGCTGATATTGATGACAAGCGTAGTTTAACAATGGACAATGCAATGACATCAAATGCTGATACACACTTTGTAACTGATACAACTGCAGGAGCTTCACAGAACATGTATTACAAGAGAACTTCTAATACATCTGATGCTTTAACTGGAACTAAGAGAACTCAACTTGCAGAACTATTTGTTGGTACTGCTGGGTCTGGAGATCCTTTATCACCTAGTTTTGCTCACACAGGAACTTGGGCAACTTTTTACACTGGTATTTCTGCTGACATGTCAGTAGCAATTGGTGGTGGAAACTTTGAGTCAAATGTAGTTAACGCAAATTCAGCTGTATACGCAACTGGTGTTTATGCTTTGGCACAATCACCTCAGTTAGGTGTTAACACTGCTGTAACTGGTGTAGCACAAAATGCTGGTATATCAAACATTGGTATTACAGGATTTGGTCAAGCTGGTGGGGTTGGTAAAGATAGAGGTGGTATATTCGCATTATCTGATTATGACTTCCTTACTTGGGCTGCTTTTAGAAGCACAAGTCCAATATCTTATCCTGATGTAGCTTTGATTGCTGATGCAGGAACTGCTGGAAGTGGTAAAGCATTTGTTTCTATTGGAGATTCAATCTTTGAAGGTGGTACTGTTACAGTTCCTAATGCAGGATCTGACACTGAAGCAGTTAACTTAGGAGATATAAAAGCAAAAGAATTTTGTACAGAGGTTAGTATATCTGCAACAAACAGTGTAGTAATTAACCACAACCTAGGAAGTAAAAAATTAATACTAAACCTTTGGTTGGATGATGAAGAAGTAACATCTTCTTTTGATATTGAGAGAACTTCTGATAACTCAATTACAATTTACAATGCAACAACAGTTGCTGTAGTAGATTTAGGATTGTGTATAATGAGGTTATCAGTGTAATAATAACAATAAGCAACTCTTAAGAAATTAAGAGTTGCTTTTTAAAAAACCTAATTATGAAAATAAATGAAATGATCCAAAGAGTACTTACCTTATATTCTAAAGGTGTACCATCTGATGACTCTAGACTATCAAGAAGATTTGTCTACAGTAAACTATTAAGTTCCAGAGCTCTACTGCTTTCTCAAAAGTTAGATAAGAGACAACCTGTAAGTCAATGGGCTTACCAGACATTAGATTGTGTAGAACTAATTAAAGCTCAACCTTATGAGTGCCCTTGTCTACCAGCTGTTGGATGTCAAATACTGAGGACAAAAGAACCTTTGCCTCAACCTTTAACTGGCCTACTTAATGGTCATGCAATACAATCAGTAACTTCTTTAGAAGGAAGTATAAGTTTTTCTGAGACAACTTGGGAAGCTAAAAAATATAAAAAAGGTAGTAAATATACTGCAGCAAAACCTGATTTTTACATCAGAAATAACTATCTTTACATTACAACTAAAGCTGCACCTTCAGTAATTTCTATAACTGGTCTCTTTGATGATCCTTTAGAGGTTGATGCATTTGTAACTATGTGTCCAGATACCCCGTGTATTGATCCTTCAGCAACTAATCAAAGAGGGATTGATGACGATTTAAATGTGGTAAGACCTGAGGACAATTGTCCAGACTGTCTAAGCCCATTAGATAAAGAGATGCCAATAGAAAAGAGTATGATAAAAACATTAATAGAATTAACTCTAGCAGAAATAAATATATTTTCGCAGATGAGTGAAGACAGAAGTAATAATGCGCAAGATAATGTTAATGCACCAAGACCCCAAAGACAACAAAGACAACCAGAATGAAAAGCATAAAAGATAGTTATCAACAATATAAAGAAAAATCTGAGGTTCCAGTATCTCTTAAAGAATATTTATTAATAGCTGCTGAGTTTAATCAATTTTTAATTAGTCAGGTTCTTAAAGGGAAAGAAGTAACTCTTCCTTCCAACATGGGGACCCTTGCAATAATTGGGAGAAAAACAAAGATTAGATTTGAAGAAGGAAAAGTATTGGGTCTGGCTCCTGATTGGGTTAGAACAAAACAATATTGGTTAGACAACCCAAAAGCAAAAGCTAAAAAGAAAATTCTATTCCACGAGAATACTCACACTGATGGAGTTAGATATAAGTTTTTATGGTCAAAGAAAAGAGTACTAGTACCTAACAAAACAATGTACGCTTTAAGACTAACCAGAGCTAACAAAAGAGCAGTATCTAAAAAGATATCAGAAGGTGCTCAATATAAAACAATATAACCATGATGAACTATGTAACAGTAGATAGGATCTTTTCTAAATTAGCAAGAGACCTAAAAGGAACAGAAGCTAATGAGGGTGATCTTATTGAATGGATAGGAGAAGCTTTAGAGTTTCTAAAAGTTCCTCAAACTCTAACACAAGAAGTTGACTTTCTTGATGTTAAAGATTACCATGCAAATGTGCCAGAGGGCTTACACATGATAACACAGATAGCAAGAAACAACGAACCTGAAAAAGACTGTAGTTGTAGTAATGGATCTGCTGTAGTAGAGGAGGAAGAAGAAGAAGGTATACCAGTTAATGTTCCTTGTGAATGTAACTTTACCTGTCCAGACAGGATACTAAATCCAGATTGGACTTATGAAATTTGGACTAGCTCACCTGAGTACAGAAGAAATTACTCCCCAGTTAGATTAGCAACAGGAACTTTGTTTAACTCTTTAGTATGTAAAGAGAAAGACGAGTCTCTATACTTAACATGCTCTGATGAATATACAGTAGTAGGGACCGTAGATAAAAGAATTAGATTTAATTTTATTGAAGGTCAGGTAGCAATTAGCTATTTGATGAACACAGTTGATGATGAAACTGGATACCCTTTAATCCCTGATAACATTTCTTACATTTCTGCAATTACTTATTATATTAAGTGGAA